CTAAAAATGAACGCTAAACAATTGCGCGAAAAGCGCGCTGCTCTTATTGAGCAAATGCAAGGAATGGTAGCGGCTGCTAAAGCAGAAGGCCGTAACCTTTCAAACGAGGAGAACGAAAAGTTCGACACTATTAACAACGAAGTAGAGGAGCTACGCGCTTCTGCTATTCGTATTGAAAGAACTGAAGAACTTAAAAAAGAATTAGCTTCTAAAGCTGACGAGGTACGCGACAACGCAGCCCCTGCTAAAGTAGAAGCTCGCGACGCTTTTAACGCTTACTTACGTAAGGGTATTAACGGTCTAACACCAGCAGAAGCTAACGCTTTAGGTGAGATGCGCGGAACTGATACGCAAGTAACTACTACTGACGGTTTAGGCGGTTTCTTAGTACCGGAAAACTGGAGCGACTTTATAAGCGCTACCGAGTTATTTAAATCGGACATTGAGCAAGTAGCTACAGTTATTCGCACGGCAAACGGCCAAGCTTTTAACTTACCTGCTAACGACGATACATCGGTAGTAGCTGCTATCTTAGGAGAAGGTACTGCTGCAACTGTTAGCGATATGACTTTTACTAATGTTAAATTCGAGCCATTTACTTACGGCTCTGGATTGGTAAAAGTTTCTAATCAGTTAATTAGCGATAACGCTTTTGATTTGGCTAGCTTCGTAGGTGGCCAATTGGCTAACCGCTTAAAGAGAGGTATTAACGCAGGTTTAACTACTGGCGCAGGAGATGCTAGCGCGCCTCAAGGTATTGTAGTCGGATCCAATCAAGGTAAGCTCTTAACTTCAAATTCAGCTATTACGTTGACTGAGGTAATGGACCTTTTTTATAGTGTAGACGCTTCTTACCGTAACGCTCCGGGCGCAGGGTGGATGATGAATTCTAGCACAGCTAAAGCTATTAGAATACTCGGTTTTGCGCAAACAAATGATTTCCCTTCGTATGTGCCGGGAATGAGCGTAGGGGAGCCGGATATGTTATTTGGTAAGCCAGTCTACATTAACGAAGATATGGCTTCGATTGGTGCTGATGCTAAAGTTATTTTATTCGGTGATCTTTCACAGTACTACATCCACGAAGCGGGCGGCGTACAAATTTTAAGACTTACGGAACGGTTCGCTGACTCCCTCTCGCAGGGCTTCATCGGCTATCGTAGAGTAGATGGTAACGTACTACAAGGCAGCGCTATTAAGCACCTAGTAATGGGCTCTTAATAATGAAGGTTATTTTTAACCAAGCTATAGCAGGGGCAGACTTCCACTACCGTAAAGGGCAGGTGGAAGTGCTGCCTACTGCGCTAGCTCAAGACCTATTAAACGCTGGCTTTTGCTCGGTAGTAGAGGAGAAGAAAGCGGCTAAAGCTGAGAGAGCAGTAAGCAAAAAGACCACAAAAAGAACAACCCGCAAAGCTAAGTAATGAGCTACAGTATAGTAACCCCAGCAACTTTAAAAGCTTTAACCGTACAAGAGGTTAAGGACTATTTACGCGTAGACTCTAGCGACGAGGACACTCTACTAGGGGTACTTATTGACGCTTCGACACAAATAGCGGAGCACTACTTAGGGCGGTTCTTATTGACTACGGTAATAGATGAATTTTACGACTTCTTCCCGGTGTATAAAACGGGAGTAGATCCGTTCCAAGGGGACAAAAATATAATCTATTTAAGTAGAGGACCAGTACAAAGCGTAGCTAGTGTTAAGTATGTAGACGGCAGCGGAGTAGAGCAGACCGTAACAGCTAGCGACTACAATACCGACCTAGTAAGCGAGCCGGGGCGTATAATGCCCGACCAAGGCTGGCAAGCTACAAAGGACACGGTAAACGCTGTTATTATTCGTTACACCTGCGGCTATACTCAAGCTTCGGACGTACCGGCAAATATAAAAATGGCTATGCTTTTGATTATTGGAGAAATGTACGAGAAGCGAGTAGACAGCGTACACCGCTTACCTACAGCTAGCGAGTACTTACTAAACCCGTTTAGAGTTTTCCGCTTTGATTGATCCCGGTAAACTAGATAGAAGAATAACGCTACGAAGTGCTAGCGTAAGTACGGACAGCTTCGGGCAGGCCGTACGCACGTATAGCGACCTGGGTAACGTATGGGCTAAAGTAGACTACCGCACAGTAAAGGAAGGAGAAGAAACTTCTAGACTTACTAGCGTTAATAAGGTCCGCTTTACGATTAGATACCGCAGCGACGTAGACGCTACCACTAAAATAAGCTGGGACGGCAATACCTACGAAATAGAGGGCGTAAGCTTAGAAGGTAGAGAGCGTTACTTGATCTTAGACACTACACTTAGGGACTAATGAAGGACGGCATTTACTTTGAGGTAGAAGGTTTAGAAAAGGCTTTAATGAAGCTAGAACGGTTAGCAGAAATAGACCGTAAGAAGGCTAGGCAATTTAAGGCCGGTATAAAGAAAGCAGCTAGACCAATGGTAAAAGCTGTTAAAGCTTCTATAACTAATTCTAAAAACAAAAAGGCGGTCACTAAAAGTATACAAACCAAGCGCGCTAAAGATCCTGCAAAGCGTAAGTACAAAGAAGTAACTTATAAAAGCGGTAACTTAAAAAGGTCTATAGGATTTATTCCTAGTAGAAAACGCGGAGCACTTTTAGGGTATGTAGGAGCTAGGACCGGTAAAAGAGCAGGTAAGACTTTCGACGGTTACTACGCAGCTATCGTAAACTATGGAATAGGAAGAGGTAAAGCTAAAGCAGAGCCGGACAAAAAGAATAACATAGACTACGCAGAGAAAGGCTTTAATAAAGCCGCAGCACAAACACAAGCACAGCTACTAAGAGAAGTACAAAAAATACTAAAGCAGAGCTTATACCAGCTCAGTAGATAATGAACGAAGGCAAAGCTATATATACTATTCTAACCGAGGACGCGGGAGTATCTGCGGTAGTAGGTACTAGAGTTTACCCACAAGTAGCAGCCCAAGGGGCCGCTTTTCCTTTTGTGGTATATGTGTTACAAGATAACACCCCTAGCGATACTAAAAGCGGGGTAAGCACTTTAGACGAAATACGCTACGACATAGTAGCAGCAGCGGAAACCTATAGCGCCTTATCAAGCCTTACGGAAAGAATACGCCTAGCTTTGGACCGTTACACGGGAACCGTTAGCGGCATAGTAGTAGACAGCATACAGTTTACGGAATTGGACGTAGATAATGATCCAGCTACGGAGACTTTCGTAAGCAGCTCGGAATACATTTTAAGAATCAAGCGATGAAAATAACACTAACAAAAAAAGTAACCTCTCCTAGTGGTAAGAAGCTAGCTAAAGGTCTAACTTTAACAGTAGTAAACGAATACGGCCAGGAGCTTATAGAAGCGGGAAAGGCTGTTAAATTTGGAGAGGAAGCCCCGGCAGAAGCTCCGCAAGTAATAGAAGAAGAACAAATAAATTTAAATTAAAATGGCAACTACTGGCATTATGAACGGAACCCTACTAGGGGTTTACTCAGCAAGCACTCTAATAGCTCACGCTACGGAGGGCTCTATTTCTCTCTCGATGGATACGAGAGACGCAACTACTAAGGACAGCTCCGGAACAAGAGACTTACTAGAGGCAACTAAAAGCGGTACTATTTCGGTATCTGCACTATACGCAGAAGATGCGGCTTACGGAGTGCAGGAACTTATGACAGCTTGGAGCGCACGTACTGCGCTTACTGTTAAGTTTTCTACTGAAGTAGTCGGAGACTACTACTGGTCTGCTTCAGCTTATATAACCTCTTTAGAAGTAAATTCTGGAATGGAGGACAATGTAAGCTACTCGGCTACGTTTGAGCTAACCGGCGCTATAACTTACGACCAAGTAGTTTAATAGTAAACACTAAACACACTTAAAGCAAATGGTTAAATACGTAGAAATAGGAGGCGAAGAAAGACCGGTAAAGTTTGGCTTCGCTGCTTTAATGGAATTTACCGAGGAGAACGGCTACACTATGGCCGACCTTGATAACCTCGGCGAAAATATGAAGCTAAAGGACGCACTCTTTTTAGTTTGGTGCGGTTTAAAGCACGGGGCTAGGGTAGAGAAAAAACCTTATAGCTATAGCATAGACGATATAGCGGACTGGCTGGACGAACAGCCCGAAGCTATGGAGAAAGTGCTTAACGTATTTAGCTCAAGCTTTGGAGCCTCGGAAGAGGAAAAAAAGTAAACGGGGCGCCGGGCAATAGCTCGGCAGCCCCTTTAACTTTTGACTACTACCAGGAGCTAGCCCTAGGGCAGTTAAACTGGACACCGGAAGCATTTTACAATGCTACGCCTAGAGAGTTAAATAATGCCTTAAAAGGCTTTTTTAATTTGTACGAAATAAACCAGCAGCAAAGCTGGGAACGGGAGCGCTGGAGTACTACTATACTAGTAAACCTAGAGCTACCAAAAAACAAAAAGATAAAGCCCCAAGATCTTACTGTATTTCCTTGGGAAAAGAAACACAAAGAAGCGAAGCTAAGTAAAGAACAAGCTAAAGCAATACTAAGCAAATGGCAAAAAAGAGCGTAGCGAGTACTAACGTAAGCATAGGCGCTAACCTTTCCGGGCTTAAAAGAGGTCTAAAGATAGCGGGTAACAGCCTTAAAAAGTTTGGGGCTCAAGCTAAACGTATAGGCGGTAACATTACTAGAAATGTTACTTTACCTTTTGCCGCAGCTGGCGCAGCCGGTGTAAAGATGGCTACGGACCTAGAGACTAGCTTTAGCAAAATAGAGAACCTTGTAGGTATTACGGGTAAGGCGCTAGACGATTTTAAGAATAGCGTAAAAGGCGTAAGCGCTGCAACGGGGCAAAGCCAGCAAGCACTAAGCGAGGCACTCTTTACGGTGGCCTCCGCAGGTCTACGAGGGGCAGAAGCTACCGAGGTATTAGAACGATCTGCTAAAGCTTCCGCTATTGGTTTAGGAGATACCCAACAAATAGCGCAAGCTTTAACGGGGGTACTACAAGCCTACAGCAAAGAAGGCCTAACGGCAGCGGAAGCTACCGACACTTTAACGGCTATAGTAAGGGAAGGTAACCTAGAAGCGGAAAGCCTAGCTCCTACCCTTGGGCGTATAGTGGGTATAGGTTCGCAGCTAGGTATAAGCTTCCAAGAGTTAGGCGCTAACATAGCGACCTTTACCCGTTTGGGTGTACCGGCAGAAGAAGCCGTAGTAGGTTTACGCGGTGTAATGACTAGTTTTTTAAAGCCTACTCAAGACGCTGAAAAGGCACTAGCTACGATAGGCTTAACTTCCGAGGACCTAAGAAACAAGGTAGGAGAAGAAGGCCTACAGTCTACGCTAGCTTTTCTTACCGAAAGCTTTAAAGGAAACGACGAAGCGCTAGTTAGCGTATTCGGAAATGTAAGAGCTCTTAGTACTGTATTGGGTACGGCGGGAGCCCAGGGCGAAGCCTACGCAGATGTACTAAACAACATTAGTAACGCTACCGGAATAGTAGACGACGGCTTTAAAAATGTAAGCCAAACAAGCGGCTTTAAATTCCAGCAAACGCTAAACAGTTTAAGAGACGCAGGTATAGAGCTAGGGGCTGCTTTACTGCCTTTAGTTACGAAAATAGCTAACTTCCTTACTAGAGCTATAAACGGCTTTAGAGATCTTAGCACCGAAACGAAAACTATAATACTAACGCTTACCGCTGTATTAGCGGCTAGCGGTCCTATAATGACGGCTATAGGTTTTATAGCTACTGCTATACCTATGATAATTAGCCCGGTGGGTTTAATTATAGCCGGAATAGTAGCAGCTACTTTTGCTGTTATAAAGTTTTGGGACGTTATACGTCCAATACTAGTAAAGACTATAAACTTTTTTATAGACCTCTATAACGAGAATATGCTTTTTAGAGCGGCTATAAATGCAGTTATACTAAGCTTTAAAAACTTTTGGACTATAGGAAGCGCTATTTTTAAATCGTTTACTAGCAGCGTAAAAGCTATTGCTAAGATACTTATAGGAGCGTTTACTTTTAATGCTGACAAAGTTAAAGAAGGTTTAAGCGACATTAAAGACGCTGCCTTCGGAGCTGTAGACGATATAGTAACCGGCATAAAAGATAACCTAGACACAGCCCTAGAAAACACCTTTACCCCTAAAGAAAAAATAGAATTTGTTACTGAGGAGGGACTACAAAAGGGAATAGACAATATAACCGAACCCGTAAAAAAAGCTTGGAAAAAGCTTACGGGTATGTTCACTTTTGCTGGTGGTGCAGGTACTAGTACACCTAGCACCACTACTACCGGAACTACTGAAGAGGAACCAGTAACCGAGGAGCAAGTAACTAATACCCAAGATAGGCTAAGTAAAATGGCTTTAGCTTGGCAGCAGTATAGCGTACAAGTACAAGCTAACGCAGAAATGGCCGCGCAAGCTATTACTAATATGGTAGATAGTATTATACACGAAGGTATAATGCGACTAGGCGAAAGCTTAATTACTGGACAGTCAGCTTTTGAGGGCTTCGGAGTATTTGTATTAGGAGCTTTTGCAAGCACAGCAGAGCAGCTAGGTAAGATGGCTCTTAGTATAGGTTTTACCGTAGACGCTATTAAAGCCGCTTTAGCAACTATGAGCGGACCGGTAGCAATAGCCGCAGGGGTAGCCCTTCTAGCTTTAGCGGGAGCTGCTAGGGGTAAGATGAAACAAATAGCAGCTAATAAAGACCAAGTAAAACTAGCGAAAGGGGGATTAGCCTATGGCGAAACTTTAGCAGTAGTCGGAGACAATCCAAACGCTAGAATGGATCCGGAGGTAATAGCGCCACTAAGTAAGCTGCAAGGTATGTTAGGCAAAGCCAACGGAGGAGCTGTAGAGGTGTACGGACGCATAAGCGGCCAGGACATACTCCTAAGCTCCGAGAAAGCAGGAAGAGTACGAACTAGATATAGAGGTTTTTAGTAGATGGGTTTAAGATTACAAAGCGAATTTCACAGCTCAACCAATAAGCTCTATAAAATAGAGATATACCAGGAAGGCTATAGCGCGGGTATTACTTCTTTTACGGTAGCTAGCGACGGCTTTACCTTGGACTACTCCGGAGAAACCGACGACATAGTAAGTCCTATTATTGGCTCTAAGTGTACGATAAACGCTTATAACGAAGTAGGGGCTTTTGACAGCTTTATAAATAAACTAACGAATAGACAAGAGCACCTATTTTACGTTAAGATAAGTTTAGACGAAGGAGTCGGTTATAAAACTTATTGGACCGGTGTAGTTACTCAAGATCTTATAAGCGAGCTAGACGAAAGTAAGCCGCGTATATTCCAAATAGTAGCCACGGACGGAATAGGCCTACTGGCTAACAAAGAATACGAAGAGCTAACGGATCAAACAGTAGAAGACTTTTTAGAGGATGCTGTAGGAGCTATAGGCTTAGACGAAATCTACGCAGCTACCGACCCCTTTTACGCTACTGCTGTAAATGTTTGGGACATACAGCAAACCTACAGCGCTAGCACGGACGTTACTACTATTACTAGGTTTGATCCTAGGGTATACAGCTCTAAAGACGAAGACGGAACTATAACCTACTCTAATTACTTAGAAATACTTAAAGAGCTTTGTATAGCCTTTGGCGCTAGGTTCTACCAAAAGGACGGAGTTTACCATTTTGAGCAATACCTAGAAAGGACAAGCTCTAGCAGGACCGTATTTTATTATAGGTTCGACGGAGCCTTTTTATTTTCTCAAAGCGTAAGCGACGACGTAACGCTAGACGGTACGACTACTGGAGGGGCTAGGCTTTCGGGTAATAGCTATACTTACTTGCCTGCTATGCAGAAAGTACAAGTAAGCTACAACCAAGAGCGAGCAAATAATTTGCTAGCTAGTGGTATGACCTTTACGGCTAGCACCGGAAGACAAAACCTAGGCTTTTTATCGGACAGCGATAACGCTAGAGTAGAGGTAGTAGGAGACTTACTTTACCAGCTC